GAAACATAAAACTTGAAAAAGATTTCAAGGCACCAAGTAAAAAAATAGATGGATTAATTTCAAACGTCATGGCTTATGGTCTATGGTTGGACAATCCAGAAGATACCAACAGTTATTTAGAACAAGGAAATTTATACATAATATGATACTAACAGAACCAGTGTACAATGTACTCAACTACAAAAAGAATTTTGATTTCATTTTTTTACAAATGTTAAAAAACAACAATCAAGAAGATGCCTATGATGCTGCGCTTGATTTAGTGCGAGAGTATGCACCTAATTTCAAACATTACAAAGACTTTGATTCCTATCGGGTCATTTTGGCAAATAGTCAAGATCGGGGGCCGGTGTTAAGCAATTACAAACCAAATTTGGATATTCCAATGGATGTGATTGATGCAATATGCAAGGGAATAGATGAATTATTTCATAAACACCTCAAAAGGGTAAAAGTGCGCAAAATGGCCTATGATGCCTGCGTGAAAGAAATCAACATCTACTTCCCACACTACAAACCACATAAAAACTACCAAAGTTATAAGGCAAGCGAAAGCATTCGACACAAAAACAAATCAATTGAAAAGAAAAAGCGCGTTGTTAAAAAAGCAAAGTAAACTTTTAGTTAAATAAATTACAATTATTACAAATTAATTTTAAAGATTTTTGCAAGGATGAATATATTAGGGTTTGAGGTAAAACGGATCAATCCAGTTCTTTCAGAAAAGAAAGGATTTTTAAATGCCAATTTTGGCGGAATGGTTGGGCGTACACCGGTAAACGAAAAAAGTGTATTTGGATTATCAGCTTATTGGGCAGGTGTTAGAAGAATATCTGAATCAGTGGCAATGTTGCCAGTTGATGTGTTTAAAAAGGTCAACGGTAAGCGTACAATGACAGACCATCCGGTTGAATACCTTTTAAATGCAGAATCTAATTATCAGACCTGCGCGTTTGATTTTACACAAATCTTAATAACATCAGCAATCAATCACGGCAATGGTTTAGCTATTATAGAGCGTGATAGATTTGGCACACCAACCGGACTTGTTAACGTGTCACGTGAAATATGTGAACCGTTGAAATATGACGATGAGTTGTACTGGAAAGTTGAAGTAAAAGAAGCGGCAAACAAACAAGAAAGTTTACTTGTAAAAGATAGAGATATAATTAATCTCAGGGGCTTTGGATCGGATCCTGTAATCGGTATAAGCGCAATTCAAGCACATAAGCAGAATTTAGGGCTTTCGATAGCTGCACAAGATTACGGGGCCGATTTTTACAATCGCGGAACGAGGATTGACGGATTTATAAGCTATTCCGGCGTATTAAAGCCAGAAACCAAAGATGCAATAAGTCAACAATGGTCAAATAATTATGGGGCAAATGGAACACGTGGAACTGCCATTTTAGATGCAGGAACTCAATACCATCGTTTAGGCTTACCACCACAAGACGCGCAATTTATAGAAACACGTAAATTCCAAAAAAATGAAATAGCGACAATTCTTGGAATACCATCCCACATGATCAATGAGATGGATGGTGCAACCTTTTCAAACATTGAACACCAAAGTATTGAATTTGTTACTTATGGCATTGGTTCATGGATTGAAAAAATTGAGCAGGAGTATAGACGTAAGTTATTAAAAGAAAGCGAAAAAAGAAATCATTACTTCAAGCATAATGTTGATCGTTTACTTCGTACAGATGTAAAAACCAAAGGTGAATACTATCGATTGATGACAGACATAGGTGCCTACACAATTAATGACGTACTTGAATTAGAAGATAGAAATTCAGTTGAAAATGGTGATGAACGTTATGTTCAAATCAACAGAATACCAATAGAGCAAATGGCCGAATATTATAAAAAAGACATACCAAAATAATGAATAAAATAGAAAGAATTGCAGAGGTTCGCGGCGTTAATGCTGAAAATAGAACTGCACAATTTGTAATAAGTACAGAATCAATAGACAGACACGGAACCGTGTTTAAGTTGTCTGGTTGGGATTTAGAGAATTATAATAGAAACCCAATAGTTGCATACAACCATGTTACAAGTGATTCGAATCCTGATACAATCATTGGCACATCAAGAGTGTACATTGAAGATGATTCATTGATAGGTGAGGTTACATTTGAACGTGAAGGAAACAATCCACTTGCAGACAAAGTATTTAATAAAATGCAGGATGGCATTCTTAAAATGGCATCAGTTGGTGCAATTCCACATGAATATCGTTACGGCAATGTTGACAATGGTGAAGATAGTGGTACCATTTACTTCACACGTCAAGAATTGATTGAATGGTCAATAGTTAGCGCAGGATCTAACAAGGATGCATTCAAAAGAAGTGCAGACCAAGTTGATGAAATTAAAAAATCATTGGAAGTAATTGAAGAGGCTGCACCGGTTGAAATGGGCCTTGATACAAAAGCTGATTTGCGAAATTATGCAAAGGTTAAAATAGTTACAAAATACCTATAATTTAAATAGCAATTTTTGTAAGGTAAATTAAAAAATACAATAAAATGAAAAACAGTTTAGAAATACGTGAAGAAATCGGAAACGTTAAAAGCATACTTGATTCATTAGAAACTTTGGTTTCTTCTGAAAATAGAGATTTTAGCGAAGATGAAAAAGTATCTTTCGATACTAACATGGAAAGACTTACAACTTTGGTTGAAGAGTTACCAAAAACAGAAAAATTAGAAGAAATTAGAATGAAAGCAGCAAATTTAAGTGGCGCACCAGTTGCATCAGTAAGTAAAGAAGAGAGAGAAATAGTTAAAGACTTTTCTTTTGGTAAAGCAGTTCGTGCCGCATTTGGTGGTAAATTAGAAGGCGTTGAGCTTGAAATGGCTCAGGAAGGTGAAAAAGAAATGAACGCAATCGGTCGTTCTTCTAACGGAATCGTGATTCCTTCAATGATATTGAACAGAGCAGTTGTAACTGAAAACGGAACATCTGGTGTTGAGCAATTATCTTTTGTAGATGCAGTTTATGCGAATACAATCTTAGGTGATCTTGGAGTTACAAGAATAGCAACATCAACAGACCAAAGAATTCCAATTTTAGGTGCAGTTAGCACACAATGGGAAACTGAAGTTTCTGACGCTATCGATGGCGGTTCAGCAATGAGCAAAAAAGACCTTGCACCAAGAAGATTAGCAGCTTATGTTGATTTTAGCAAGCAAGCAGCACTTCAAGCAAATTCTTCTTTAGAAACTGCACTTAGAAATTCAATTGCTCAGGCGGTTGGTGCTAAATTCGAATATGCAGCATTCACAGATGACACCGCAAACGGTGCATTTGAATGGTTAGGAAATGACAAAACTCCAGTGACAAACGCTTCAATCAGCGCACTTGTTTTGGCTTTGATGGAAGAAGTACAATCTAACAACCACAACAGAGGTAATTTAGGTTTTGCAATCTCAAACGATTTGTTTAGCGATGTATACGCAGCAGCACAAGTTTCTGGTGTTTCTCCACTTATCGTGAACGAAATGATCATGGGCATGATGGCTAAATTCAGCAACCAAATAGCTGACATCACAAACCCTGCAGTTTATTATGGAGATTGGTCAAAAGTTTACGTTGCACAATTCGGCGGCGTAGAAATTTTAATGGATCCATATACACAGGCAATCAAAGGAACAAACAGATTGATCCTTAACTCTTACTGGGATATGGCACTTGTTCAAGATGGTGCAATTTCAGTTGGAACATTAGGTTAATCCTAACTAATAACTAAATACAAAAGGGGTGGGTGTTGTGCCTATCCCTTTTTTTATAATCAAAAAATGATAAGAAATAAAAAAATAACTGCATACACACCAGTTGAAAATTGGGCCTTGACTTTGGTTGAAGCAAAACGACATTTGAACATCCTTGATGACTCATTTGACGACCTTATAAGCGACTATTTAGCAAGTGCGCACGTTTGGCTATACAATGAAACTGCCATCTTTGTAAAAGGGTCTATATTGGGTTACATGCAAGAGTGGGATGATTTCCGTGTTGATGTTGCAAAAGTAGATACATTGGCGATTTATTACTACGATTTGGACAATACACGTACTTTGTTAAGTTCAAGCAATTATCATTGGAACAATGGGTTATATTCTTACATCGAATTAAAAGGTAATTTGCCATCACTTTATGTGAAAGATTTTGCAATCGAAGTGGAAATCACAACACTTGCAAACACGGATCCAATGGTGAAGCAAGCACTTAGGATGTTAGTTGCGGATATGTTTGAGAATAGACAAAATGAAATTCTTGGTTCTACCGGTAGAATTATATCACGCGGCACCATGTACCAACTTT